ACCGCACCGCCGCCGGCAGTGAACGGCTCCCACGCGGTCAGGTCGGCGGCCAGCCGCCACGTCGATTCATCGGCCGCCACGAACACCAGCATTCCGGCCTCGCGGCGTGGAGCCGGGATGGCGTCCCGATCGGCCAGCGTGGCCACCGTCCGGTAGCCGCCGCGTCCGTAGCGGGCATCATGGGAGGGATGCACGTCGGCCGTGTCGAACGGCACGACCGGGGCGATGACGTTGACGCCGGGGATCTTCGCCATCACGCCACCTCGAGCTTGAGGCTGCCGGTGACGGCGTAGGTTGAGCGGAACACGTTGTAGGGCCGGGCGGCCTGGCCGGAGAACGTGATCGACCTGGTCGTGATCTCCCAGGCAGACGTTGGGAACCCGTTTATCGAAATACTCGGCTCTCCCATGCTCACTGGCAGCACGACGTAGACGTAGGCCGACGCCGGGGCGAGCTGCTTCGACACGACGCGGTTGGTTCCGAGATCGAGCAAAAGCTGGGCCACGATCTGGGCGTCTGTGATGCTGGCCGCGCTCGACACACCGACCGCCCGCACCAGGAGCGTTTCGTTCGGCGTTGCGGTGGAGCCTGCGACGGCCATCGTGTGAATCCTGCGAATCGACTCCGAGCGGTCTGCCCACCGCCATGCGTTTTGCGAGCCGTCCGGCACGCAAACCTCGTAGCTCTTGCTTGCCCCGTTCTCCGTCACCACCACCCGGTCGCCGCGCTTCGGATCCTGCTGCAGCTCAGAGCGGTGAATGAAAAAATCCCGTGTCTCCATCCGAACCATGTTGCCGGCCTTGTCGATGGCCTCCCATCGGCCGGTCACGAGCGTTGCCTTGCAGGACCGCGGCAATCCGACTTTCGGTTGGTAGTCAACCAGGACGGCGAGATGCTCCCGCCGCTGGCCTTCAAACCACGCCTCGGCCTTTGCCATCAAGTCCTGCACAGCTCTACTCCTGGCCCACCGGGGCCGGGGGCGAGCGGCGTAGTGACGCTGCCCGACCCCCGGCCCGTGCGCGCGACCTCGACTAGGCCTTCATCAGCTTGATGGTCGCCGTAGCGTCACCGGAAGCCTGGGCCTGCACCGCGTAGCCGGCCAACGTGTTGTTGGTCGCGGTCGTGGTGAGCACGTCGTTCGTGGCGTCGTAGTAGACCTTCGCGAACGCCGTCACCGCACCCGACGCCTTGGCGTGCTCGATCACGCCATCGACGATAAGCGAGCCCTTCACGTTGGCAGCGATCGCCGTCTGGGCGATGCCGATGCCAACCGAGCCGAGCACCACGATCTTGCCGGCCACGAGAGCCGAGCTGGGGGTGTAGTCGATCGCCTCCCCCTCCTGCACGAAACGAGCCATTTGGATCACCTAGCTTTCTTGGTTCTGGAAATTGAGAGATCGGAACCCCGGCGGCGGGATTGGGCTCCCGCCGCCGGGCACGTTGAACATCACGCCGTTCAGGCCGTCGCCATCCGGTAGGCACCCTTCGACTCGGCCTTGGCCACGCCGAAGGAGAAGTGACCCCGCACCTGGATGCCCAGCGTGTCGAAGTCGGCTTCGGCCTGCTGCACGGTCGGCGTCCGCTGACCCTGCAGGAAAGCCACCTCCATCGCCGGCAGCTCGCCGGGGTTGGCCACGAGCCACCACGTCGAAGCGCTGGTGAGGTAGGAGCTGGCGACCACCTGGTAGCGGCCCGCCAGAACGTTGACGTTCGTGCGGGTCGAGTTCTCGCCGGTGATGAGCAGCGAGCCGCTCATCAGTTCGGAAGCGGTGATCTCGTTCTCCGGCGACACGAGCAGCATCGCCGGCGAGATGCCGAGCGGGTTGCCGTCGCCGTCCTTGAGCTTCCGGTAGGACGCCGCAGCCGTCTTGAGCGACCCGATCGCGAGGGCGTTGCCGCTGGCGGCCGTTTCCTTCGCGAAATAGGTGCCGTTGTTCAGCTCGAACTCCGACCAGAACACCTTGTTGAGCTTGATCGCCGCACCACGGCCGAGCCGCTGCGGGACCACGCTCAACGCACCGAGATCGTCGTTCACGATGTCAACCATCGTGATGCTGGACATGCGGCCGTAGAGGTTGGCCTTGATCGAACGGGTCTCGTCGCCGGCCTCGGCCTGCTTGAGCTCACCGCCGTTGCCAACCTCGTCGAACTCGAAGCCGCCCGTCACGCGGACGCCAGTGACCGACTTGTAATCGGAGACCGAGCGAACCGACGCGATCATGTCCCAGTTGCTCTCGACCGCCGTGAAGCCCTGGAGGAGGAACTTCCCGTAGGTCGCCGCCAGCACGTTGCTGATGGAGTGGGTTGCGAACCCGCTCGCCAGCACCTCGCGGATATTGCCGGCCGAGATGCGAGCCGAGCCCTGGTAGCCGTTGGCACGAGCGGCCTCGATGAGCACCTCACCCAGCGACGTGTGACCACGACGCCGATCGGCAGCCTCGAGGGTCTTGCCGTCGTACAGCCGATCCACCCCCGGCAGGCCGCCGGCCAGGCAGAGGGCCGCTTCGATCACCTTGGGCTCGCTGGCCGCGGCCACGTCAACGACGTGAACGGCAGGAGCCTTGGGGCGCTCGGCACGGACCTCGGCCAGCCGCTCGGCCCGAATCTTCTCGAAGACCAGGCTTGCGATGTCCTCGGCGGTCACGGCCGGAGCCTCGACCTTCTTTTCCGCGGCGACGATCGTCGCGGCTTCCGTCTGCGGCGCGGCGGCCTCGACGGGCTTCTCGTTGAGCTGCTCGCTCATAGAAACACCCTCATTCGCTTCGGCAGCGATCGCCGCGGACGTATTGGCGTCCGCACCAAAAAGGACCACACTCGTCTCCCGCAGATCGGAGGCACGAACCACCGACACAGGCCCGGCGAACTCGCGGCCGTTCACGGCCACGACCCCACCGGAATTGACGTTTTCGATGTTGCCGGCGTCGGCACCGATGGACGCCTGCAATGGGATGCCGGCCCGCGCGAGGCGGGCGATCTTTTCGGGGATCTCGCCCTCGGCCAGCAGCTCGCCGCGAATGACGAGCTGCGACCCGTCGTTCACGATCTCGGTCGAGCGGCCAATCACGGCATCCAGCGACCGCTCGTGAGCCCACAGAATCGGGATCGACGCCTTGGCCGTGTTCATGCCTTCGAGATCCACAACCAGCGGGTTGCGGCTCCACCCCTGGCGGATGGCGGCCCCGGTGTAGGCGACCAGCTCAAACGTCGGCACCTTGCCGGGCTCGGACGCCTCGATACGCAGCTCGGTCGAAAGCGAAATGCGATTCATGCGTTTTGCTCCTGCGGCTGGGGCCTCGTCGCCGGCGCCGGCGGTGCGGGCTCGATGCCAAGAGAGGATTCAAGCTGCTTCTCGGCGGCACGCTGCCGAAGCACGACCCGCCAATCGCGGCCGCGCTTCGAACAGACCTCCGCCAGGCTGGCCATGTTGGCCGCCACCATGGCCGCATCGGCGTCGGCTTCCTTGAGCGGATCGACGTGCTCGAAGCCGTCCCACGTCCACGTCCAATTCCAGGCCGCGAACGGCGGCAGGCCGCGTGGGATCACGCCGCCAACGTCCACGGCCTCGTCGAGCCATGCGAGGAGCAGGGGGTCGAGAAACACCCGCTCCATGTCGTTCCGCTCAATCGCGATCCGCTTGCGGTACACGAGGTAGTCGCCCCGCATCGACGAGTAATTCGCCGTGCTGGAATCCATCGCGGCCACGATGTAGGGCATATCGAGGCAGCGGGCGATCTCGTTGAGGAGCCGCCGGACGAATGCGTCGTGGCTGGCCGTGGGATGCTCGGCCTTCATCTGGACGGGCTCCCACCCGTCCGGAGCCGCCACGGCCATGCCCCGCACGATCGGCATGGTCTCCAGCGTTTCGAGCTGGGCCGCGCCGCCACCTTCGGCTGGCATCGTCGTCTTGAGGATGGCCGCAAAGTTGGCCGCAGTCTCGGCGGCCGTCACGACCGCCAGCGTGTATCGCCGCAGGAGGGCAAACAGCTCGAGGGCCGGGGCAATCTCCGAAACGCCGCGATGCTGGCCCGGCCGGGTGGCGTGGAACCAGTGGCAGACGTACTCCGAATCGACCCATCGGCCGTCCAGCACAAATCCCGGCGTCAGCGAACCGGGGTGATGCTTGGCGAACCAGTATTCCGTGACGTTGCCGTCCTGGTCGAACCGCACGCCATCAACGTCGGTCTCGGTAGGGAACCCCTCCGGCGACATGACCTGGTCGGCCTCGACGAGCTTCACGTCGAGCTGCACCCCCTGCCGGCGGCCGTTGTTCGTCTTGAGGCCGAATACCTCGCCGTCAGAAATCTTGCTGGTCTTCGCGATCCGCAGCTTCTTGGCCAGATCGACGTTCACCGACCAATCGTAGACCGCGGTTTCCACAGCCCGAACGGCATCCGGGTCCACGTCCGGCCCGAGATCGAGCTGG